CATAACGAGTGGTATGATTACAGGTATGAAGTAATCGAGATTATTACAGAGCGTTACAGCGACATTCTCACAAGCTGCGACAACTGCGATGAGTACGATGACCAAGAGAATGGATATCACAGCTACAAGGAAAGCAGACTATCTTAAAACAAACAGGGGTGCGACTGACCAACGCACATCTTTTAAAAACGTAAATCAATAAATACACAAAATAAAATGGAACTCCCAATTTTTTTCACCAAGCACATGAATTCAAAGATGACATCATTCGTTATGATTGATGAAACAGGCAAAGAAATCGCAGTAGAATGCCGCTATGGTGACTACGCAATTGTCACAGACCAGCATGAAATCGATGGCCGCAAAGATTTGCAAGACATTATTGATCGCGCCACGATGCACTGGGATGTGAGCATAATCAGTGAGCAGGTATTCAAGCACCAATTCAGCATCGCACACCGCGAAATATTTTACAACGTCAATCCACAACTTAGACCCTATGAAGAAAAGCAACTTGGATAGGCTAATCATCCGTAAGTTGGGCAGTAAGGCTGCCCTCTTGCGGGCGATGCAGCTCACATCCACACCAATCAGCAGGCGTGCCATGTTTTACTACATGAAGGACGCAAACACGCTCAACGTTATGCAGCTAGTGAACCTATCAAAAGTGCTATGCGTTGACGTATCAGAATTAATAAATACAATAACTATTAAACATGAAGGAGATGAGTAAAGAACAAACAGCCGTTTATTGGCTAGAAGAACAATTGCTATTAAGAATGAATGGCACACCAATAGTTGACAAAGAACTATTTGATAAAGCAAAAGAAATGGAATGCCAAGAAATTATGGACGCTTTTGATGATGGTGTTGATGCATGTTATTTGGAAGTTGATCAACTAGGCACACGAATGGTCACTCCAGATGAATGTGGAGGAGTTTATTATTACGAAAAAAAATATGAAGACAATGAATAAGATAACTTTACCAGTTCGCCGCGTAAAGACACGCGCTGAAAAAGAAAAAGATATGCCTAGTAACCGTGCGCTACCTAGCCGTAGCGATGTCATCTACATTCAGAAGTACTTTGGTACTATCCCGTTCAATGTAATGGCTGCACATCTTAATATCAATCCTCAAAAGCTAATGCGATTTGCCCGGCTAATCTTTGGGCCGAAGCAGCATGAACTCAAATGGAAACGAATGATAGAGACGCTGGAGTTTATGGAGGGGCAGAGTGAAGTAGAGGCGGAAATCTTAAACGAAAAGATTGTGCAAAGCAAGTATGCAAACATTCCGGTGCGCCGCAAGATTGTGAACTTGAATCGCATGTACTACCTATGTACACTCAACTACTCAAAGCGTTACATCGTAAAGTTTGATATTCCTGTTGATCTACACACGATTGAATTCTGCAGTGTGGCAATGGGCTGCGATTACGAAGTGAGTCCGCTTGGCCCCTGGGAATACATGCAGCTTGAAAAGGATTTGCCCATTGTCAGTATTGAGGCGAATGAAGACTATGTCGGTTCGTTTTGGTTAGCAATGCAATCCATGTTAAACGAATGAAGCACGAAGAAAGCAGAATACAGCAACGTTGCGTAGAATGGTTTAGATACTCATTCCCTCGCACCGTCATTGCATCTTTTCCTAACGGCGTTTACATCGGTGGCACTCCAGTGCAACGGGCCAAACGTTGGAACATCTTAAAGGCCGAAGGGGCCATGCCGGGTATACCTGACTTGATGATATGCATGCCGTCCATGAAGTACCATGCACTGTTCATCGAGATGAAAACGGAAAAGGGTAAGCTTTCTGAAAACCAAAAAATCGTTCACGCCATGCTTATCAATGAAGGCTATGCAGTCAAGGTGTGCAGGTCGTTTGAAGAATTTACACAAACAGTAAAAAAATATTTGGAATCATAGGGGTAGCCGAAAACCTTATAGAGTAGGCAAACAAAAACAATTTTATTTTATGTTATCTTCTAAGAAAGAACCAATGGTGTTAGCCACACACCACGTTCACACAACAACTGATTATTTTTTATTCAAGCCTTTGGATGGTAATCGAACTAAGAATCTGCTTCACATCAATCGACTAAAAAAGTCAATGAATGAACAGTATATGTTTACGGTTATAATCGTAAATGAAAATTACGAAATTATTGACGGGCAGCATCGTTTTGATGTTATTACCGAATTGAAATTGCCTTTGCATTATGTGATTTGTAAAGGTTACGGTCTTGCAGAAGTACATCGATTGAACCAGCTATCCAAGAACTGGAATGCTGATGACTATCTCAACGGATATTGCAACTTGGGATACAAAGATTATTTGATCTATCGTGATTTTAAAAACAAGTATCAAGTAGGCCACAATGAATGTATGTTGCTACTAAGCGGCACGGGTTCAACAAAGAATGCTGGTAATTTTAATACCGGGTTATTGAAAATCAAATCACTTAAAGATGCAGAAAGAAACATTGAAAAGATTTTGCTACTTGAACCCTATTACGATGGATATAAGCGACGAGCATTCATCTACGCTATGTACAATCTATTGCATAATCCAAACTTTGAGTTTACAGAGTTTATTCAAAAGTTAAAGATTCAACCAACCGCTTTGCAGCATTGTACTGATGTAGCACAATATGTTGCGTTGATTGAAGAAATCTACAATTACAAGCGCAGAGACAAAGTAAATCTGCGATACTAATTTGGAATTGTGAAAGGGTTGTATATCTTTGCAACGCTCCTCAGATGAAAACATTTTTAAATCCCATCATTACCGCATTGCCATAGCACGTTCGTGCACTGGGGAGCCTTTGTGTGTAATGGTGGGTATTTGCTTTTATGAAAGACCCGGCATTTCTTTTTTACTCATCCGATTTCTTGTCGGGTGTTCAAGACTTGACTATGGAAGAGCGTGGTCAATACATCACATTGCTATGCTTGCAACATCAGAAAGGTCATCTTACCGAAAAGATGATACGGCTATGCTGCGGCAATGCCACGGCAGATGTGTTGGCAAAGTTTCGGCAGGACGATGCCGGTCTTTTTTTTAATCAACGTCTTGAAGTAGAAGTTGGTAAGCGTAAAGCCCATGCTGAAAAGCAACGCACACGTGCTATTGATGGATGGAAAAAAAGAAAAAATCAAAACTCTGATACAGATGCCACGGCATCTACCACGGCATATGCCACGGCAATGCCTTTAGAAAATGAAAATGAAAATAGAAATGAAAATGAAATTATAGTTGAAGATGCAAATGAAAAAAAGACTACGCGCAAAAAGTTTGTGAAGCCGGATGAAAATGATGTGTACAACCTGATGGGCGAACTTAACATGCAAGGCAAGAACTTTATGACCGAGGATAAGTTAATTACTTTCGCTCGCGTCTTCATGGATCACTACAATTCGAATGGATGGGTAGTTGGCAAAACACCGATGAAGGATTGGCAAAGCACAGTGCGCAACTGGATGCGTAAGGAATGGGATAAAATTAAAAATCAAAAAACAAATACAAATGGAAAATCAAAGTTTGACAACGTTGCATACTATCAAAATGTGGCAGCCCAAGTCGCAGCTGACATTCGCGGAGAGCGTGAAGACTAACAAGATTGCAACACTGCGAAAGATTGACCGCAATGAAACTAAGTTGAAGATTGCAATGCTCATTAGCCGGTGCTGCGCTATGCTGAACATCGACAAGAATATGAACGCTGACCAAATCAACTTTGCTGCCGAACACTTTGTGCAGCATCATTGGAAGTATAGTCTTGAAGATATCCAGTTGTGTTTAGATCGTGGTGTTGCAGGCATGTACGGAACTATTTACAATCGCATGGACTTGTCGATATTGAATGAATGGATAATTAAGTTTGAGCAGGAACGTGATACGCACATTACAGCATTGCGCACTGAAGAACAAAGCAACAACAACATCTACGAAATCTTTGCACACCCGCAAATGAATGAAGCGATGAAGGACGTTGTAACAAAATTGGATGCAAAAATGTTACAAGAGCCGGTGAAGGAAGTCAAACGCGATAAGCCGTCCGAACTTGAAGTAGCGTTGATGCGTGAGTTTGATGAACTGCCACAGTGGGTTAATGACCAGCGGTTCCGACTTTACAAAAATAAACCATTTCAGTTTACAGAATATAGATACGAACGCTACCGCGAGCTGATTGAAAACCAAAATGAATACTAATGAAGTACGATCAACACCGCGAGATTGAACTGCTACGCAAACTATTTGTGTTGACAGCTAAGCGAAGTATGCGACCGTCGATGACCGATAATGTTGCAATGCGTCTTATCTTTGAAGAGTTACATTTGCTTACAGACAAAGATGAATACAGGCTATGACAATAGGTGAATTGTGGGATGCACTGGCTGCTTATCCTGATGACACTGAGGTGTTCATCGGATTCATCAACGGCCATAGCATTGACGAGGAACCATTCACAATAGCAGAAATCAGCAACATGCGAGGCAACATCACAATAGCTTTTATGCTCGATGATATAAACATAATCAATAATTAAATACAATGAGTAACTATCAATTAAAGGAAGGGCAAGGTAGCCTATTCAAAAACGTCAACAAGAAAACACCAGCACAACCTGACTGGACAGGCAATGTCTTAATCAATGGACAAGAGATGCGACTAGCTGCATGGGTCAAGGAAGGTAAAGGCGGCAAGTTCTTTTCGCTGCAACTATCCGAAAATGAAAAGCCAAAGGAGCAGCCAAGAACCACTGATTACGATGATGGTTTATTTTAATGATTGAGTATCTACCGAAACAAAATGAAGCACTGCGCGTATTGGGTAATTCACACCCGGCACGTGTGGTGCTTTTCGGTGGAGCGGCAGGTGGCAGCAAGTCATTCATCGGTTGTGCATGGCAAATAAGCCGCAGGTTTAAGTATCCCGGCACACGTGGGCTGATAGGCCGTAGCAAACTAGACACGCTAAAGAAGACTACGCTTAAGACTTTTTTTGAGGTAGCGCACATGCTGGGCCTTGCACCTAATGAACACTACACGATCAACAATCAAACACACGTAATCACGTTTGCAAATGGCAGTGAGATAATTCTCAAAGACTTGTTTGCGTATCCGTCCGACCCTGAATTCCATTCACTCGGAGGTCTTGAATTAACTGATGCGTATGTGGATGAAGCTGCGCAAGTATCAAAGCGGGCCATTGATATACTCCAGTCCCGCATTCGTTTTAAGCTACGTGAATTTGATTTGCCACCGAAGATGCTGCTCACATGCAATCCGTCCAAAGGATGGCTGTATAATGAGTTCTACGCACCGCATAAGATGGACAACCTGCCCGCACATCTTGCATTCATTCCATCGCTGCCGACCGATAACCCACACCTGCCCGAAAGTTATATCGAAACGCTAGAACGTTTGCCCGAGATTGACAGGCGCAGGCTGCTGCATGGTGACTGGGAATATGATGAATCAGTTGACAACCTGTATCAATACGATGACCTGGTGCGTTGCTTCCGTGATGAAGAAAGCAAAGGTGAAAAGTATATCAGTGCCGACATCGCACGACTAGGAAAAGATAGAAGTGTGATTTGCGTGTGGCATGGATTGCACCTTATTGAGATACATGAACTGCGAAAGCAACCCATCACAACCGTTGTATCTAAAATCAAAGAACTGTGCGCGGCGCAAGGCATTAAGTTGAGCAATGTGATATGCGATGAAGACGGTGTAGGCGGTGGTGTAGTTGATAGCCTTAAGTGCCGGGGCTTCCTTAACGGCGGGCGTGCAAAACAACCAGACCGATACACCAATCAAAAAGCGGAATGCTATTTTAAGCTCGCAGAATTGATTGAGCAGAACAAGGTAATCTTCAAAGTGAATCAGTTCCGTGATGTCATCATTCAAGAACTGGATATGATACGCCGTAGGCAACCCGAAGCCGATGGCAAACTTGCAGTGATCAGTAAGGACGAGATAGCGCGCATGCATGGCAAAAGTCCTGACTATGCTGATGCTATTATGATGCGTGTTTACTTTGAACTATTCCCGAATTACGGCAGCTATTCGTGGGCGTGAGGTGGTTACAATCTGTAACCGATTGAAATTTTAACAATTTTTAACAGTTCTGTTTTGGTAGTGCAAGAAATTGCACCGTATATTTGTGGAACAATAACGCTAAAACACAAAGCAATGTCAGAAATTAATTACAAAGAAATCACAGTACTTCAGTACGGTTACAGTCACAAATCAGACATCTCTAGCTACTACATCACAGAGGCTGAAATTTCAGGCGAACTTGCCACAGAGCAGCAGCTTGACATCATCAACGAAGATAAAGACCTAGTTTGGGATTTACTTTACAAGTACTGGTATTAATTAAAACAGGGGCGCGACTGTAACGCGCATTAACCTTTAAAAATTATAACTATGAAAGCAAGTAAACTCATTAAGTATCTAGTGTACACCGCAATCGTTTTTGCAATTCTTAACTATTGTCAAGAGCTGAATGATTGCTTAATGCGCTATTAATCCGTATCTTTAAATCCTAAAATCAATAACATGAACAACAGTATTCACAAAGACAATCTTGAAGCATTGCAGAAGTTCCAGCAGATGCTCAACGCCACACC